GCCTAATAATAATATAAAATATATCTTGACATTGGAAAGAATTAGGATTATAATGATATTAAGAAGTCAAGACAAAATAATAATATAAAAGGATGTGTAATATGTTAAATAAATTATTAACTTGTACGAAGGAAGAAATTAATAAACTTCATAATAGTAAATTAAATAAGATTCCATTTATAGGAAAGTATATAAAGAGTAGGAAGTTAAAGGTAATAGCTAAAATAACGGCAAAAGAAGTGGATGCTCAATTATCTAAACAAAATAAAGAACATCCTGAATTATTATCTCTGTTTACAGATACTGAGGAAGTTAAATGGGGAGATAAATTATACTTTGATTTAAGTAAAAATGAGACTAATAAATAATATAAAAAAGGTGGTTTTATCAATGAAATTTACAATTACTTATAAGGTTTTAACAATCCCACATGACAGTGGAATTGAAGATGTAAAGTTTACAATTACATATGACGCAAAAGTTAGTGAATTAGGAGATTTATGTTTTCATATAAATGAATATCTACAGAAATTCTTTGCAGTAGGAAACTATGAAATAATCAGTATGTTGAAAGCTGAGGAGGAACTTGAAAGGTAATTTGCTAACACATCAACAAGTAATTACATTACCTGAGAACACTTTGATTTGGTATATTGGTAATTGCTACGCTGAAGGCGAAATAAGAAAAGTTAAATATAATTGTTATAACGCTAAAAGAGTATTAGTTTCAGAAGATTATAAATATATAAATATTGATAATAAGTTTGATTACGAACTTATGGGATGCAAAGTTTATCAATTAGTATAATATAAAAAATAATACATATAAAAAGGAGATTATAATATGGAAATGGGAATTTATACTTTATTAAATGACGATGAGGAATTAATGGGATTGTATCAAACAGATGCTACTTTAAAGAAATCAATTGACGCAGGATATAGAGCAGAAATGGATACTGATGCAATATTAATATCTGCATTAAAAAATGGATATAAGGCTAAACAAGAAATTTTTAATAGTTTTGTAGAATATAAGACTTATGAATGCATGGCAACAGTAATTAAGGAGGACTAATATGAGTTGGAATCAAGAAATGCAGAAGATAAACGATGAGGTACATAGAGTTATATATGACATTGATACCAAAGAAGTAATTATAATTGTAGATAACTTGGATAAAGAGTTTATAAAGAATATTGTTAATAAACACAATGAGGAAGTGGATTTAGCTTTTAGGGATGGAATTAAAGAGGGAAGAAAAATAACTGAGAAGATATTTAAAATATAAGATAATTAATTATAGAAAGGAGTTGAGAACAATATCAGAAAGTAATCAAGTGTTAAAATTAATATTAGATCTACCTGCATCAGTAAACTCAATATATGGTAGAGATAAGTTTGGAAATACTTTTCTTAAAAAAGTAGGAAAAGATTATAAAAAGAAAATGATAAAAGTTATTCAAAAGGCAGTAGAAGAACAAAACTGGATAAAAGTTGAGAAACAATATTTATATTTAGATGAAATTGTATTTATGAATCAGTTGGGACGAGACTCGGATAATTTGAAGAAATTAACTCAAGATTGTATAACTGAATCCAACATAGTATGGTCAGATGATACTTGGTGTTGGGCTAGAACTCAGAGAGTCTTTATAGATAGCATTGAACCAAGATTAGAAATTGTATTATCTGTAGCATCAAATGTGGGAATATTTGAAAATGTAGAGGAATATGAAATCTTTATTAATACATATTGCAACAACTGTAAAAGAGGGAATAAGATAGGTAAAAAAGGTGGATGTACTGTTTACAGAGAAGCCTTAGAGAATAGAATCAGAGAGGTTATACCTATGAATACTGAAGAAGAGAAGCTTAATAAAAAATGTACAGAATTTAAACTTAAATAATAACAATAAAAAGATATAAAATGTATTGACATTTAACAAAATAAGGATTATAATTAAAGAGTAGTAAATATTTACATAAAAGGAGAGATATAAATGAATAACTTATCACAGGAAATTAAAACAAAATTCACTTGGTATGATGATTTATATTTACAAAGCTATTTAAGAAATATAACAAATGAGAATATGCTCATTCAACTTAATGAAAAACTTAATAAGCTTGATACTTCAGAATTAAATGGATTAACTGAAATAGGGTTGAAAGCTTCAATAACTAATTGTCCTTGGAGTGTATATTATATGAGTCAAGTGGTTAACTTGGAAATAATGAAAATGAAAGAAATAATACAATAATATATAAATGTTTTATATAGACGCAATATTAGAATATTGTGACCGACCGATTTTAAATCGAGAGGTTGAAGGGGGGACTAAATATATACTTTATATTTTAATAAAAAAGACAAAATATTAAAAATTGAAGTTTCAAGACATTTAATGGCTAAAAAATCAGCATTTACAGATATTCCAACCTTTTATAATGATTGCTACATGATTTGTAACAACAGAAAAGCATTAAGAGAAAAAGCAAAAGAGATTAAACAAAAGTGGATGATTGAAGCCGAACATGAATTTAATCAATTCAAAGAAATGGAAACAATAAATAAATATTAGTGATGTAATACAAATATACGATGACGCAAATGAACTAAATCTTTTATCGTCTTATAAGATACAAAACAAGGAGTGATAAATATGCCAACAGGTTATACATGCAATATTCAAGATGGAACAATGACAGAATTAAAAGATTATATGTTGAGTTGTTCAAAAAACTTTGGAGCATTAATACATATGAGAGAGGATAGTAGTAATACTGAAATAAGACATAGAGAATGTAGTGATTATCATTTAAAACAATTAGATAGTGTTAAAGAAAACTTTGAAAAATTTAATAAACTTACAGATGATGAGATTGAAATAATCTTAGAAGAATACCATACACAGAGTATAATAGATAATCGAAATGCTTTAAAAAGATTTGATGAAGGAAAACAAAGATATTTAGATATGTTAGAAAAAGTTAAAGATTGGGAATCACCAACAGAAGAACATAATAATTTAAAAAAGTTTGCAATTAAACAATTAGAGGATAGTTTAGACTTTGAGCATAGTGATAGTTTAAGAAGTTATTATCTACAAAAACCTGTTAAAGATACTATTGAAGTTTATAAACAATTCAAATTGAAGAGTTATTTAAAAGATACCGAATATCATTCAAAGGGTTATAGAGAAGAAATAGAAGGAGTAGAAAAAGCTAACAAATGGATAGATGATTTAATTAATAGCTTTGAACGATAAGAAATCAGTAAAATAATAGAAATGTCAATTCAATAATGGGGCTATAGACTGTACGGATTTGTATATTTCTGATTAAAATCAATATTTTATTTACTTATTTAAAATAACTTAACAAAAATATAAAATAATGGTTGCAATTGAAATAATAGTATGATATACTAAAGAAGTAGTAAATTGCATTAACAGATTGCTCAGAGAGGTAATATGCGAATTACGAACTAAATCACACTAAGGATAAAAAAATACAAAATAACTATTGACAAGTTAAGGAAAATGTAGTAAGATAAGAGAGTAGAGTAATTAAAGGAGTTGAGAGAATGAGTAATAGTGGCTCAGGTTGGCATGTAGTTAAGAGGTGTAGACCACCAAATCATTAAAAGTATTAAAGCTATAATAATACAAAGTCAAATACATATAAAAGGAGATAACGATGAGCAATAGCATGGAAAAAGTAGAGAAAGCATTAAATGAATTAGGTATTGAAATAAAAAATGACATTACAAGAGAGTATAAGAAATTCTCAAAAGTAATGAGTGAATTATCTTTAAAAATAAAACAATAAATAATCTATTTTAACGCTTTTCAGAAAATATATTAAGACTAATTAAATTATTAAAACAGCTTAAAATGATACAAAATATAAGGGTTGTGACCAACACAGAAGGAGAAATATATTATGGAACAAACTAAAGGATATTTTACAGTAAAAGGAAAAATTTGGTCTTTAGATAACAAAGAACCTATGGAGAATAGTGCAGTCAGAAGTTTATCATTTGGTCTAAATACATCGAAAGATAATTCATTATTTTTACAAGTAGGAGAATGGAAGAATACTACTTTAAATATAAAAATAAAAGGTGAAGGTGTAGAAAAACCTGAAGAAGTAAATGAGCAAGAAGCAATAGACCAAATTAAAACAACATTTAAAGATGGTGATAGTGTATTTATTAATGCAAGAGTTCAAGTTGATACTTATAGAAGAAAAATTAGCTTCTTAGTTAATCAAATTTACATAGAAAAAGAACCTATTGATTTTGATTCAGAGGATTTTAAGGAAGTTAATGAATTGAATCAACCTGTAATAATCATAGAAAAAGCTGAAAATAGAAAGGTTAAAGTCGGAGTAACTACTTATAAAGGAGAAATGGTTGAACAAGAATTACAACTCAATGATAATGATATTAAAGATTATTTTGATGAAAATGTTAAAGTAGGAGATGTAATAAAATTAGAAATTGCCGTTTATAGAAAACCAAATTACTTAGATGGTGGAGATGCTCCAGCAGTTTCAGAAAGAAAAACTTTGAAAGGTAAATCAGTACATACTGGTGGTAAAAAACATAGAGTTATAGACAAATCAAATCCAAATACTGAATTTATGGAAGTAACAGATGTAGATTTAGAAAAAACTGAAAAACAAAAATATGATAAAAAAGAAATAAGAGAAGCTTTACAATTAACTGAAGCTATACAAACTAAAAAACAAAGTAACTCAGCAAAGAATGATAGTTATGTAGCACCAATAGATGATGGAGATATTCCTTTTTAGTAGAAAATAATAATATAAAACAAAATATAGTAAAATGTAAAATAGAGTTTACTAGTTCTCTATAAAAACTAGTAAATATAAAAATAAAGCGAGGTAATTATTAATGGGATTTAAGAAAGCTGTACGTGAGAACATATTTGTAAAGGTGTGTACAATAGCTGCAAGTGGTGGTGGAAAAAGTTATGGTAATTTAAGAATGGCAACAGGATTTGCTCAGGCTTTATCTAAAAAAACTGGCGAAGAAGAAAGAGTAGCATATATCGGGACAGAAGGTTCAAGAGATAAATATTATGCAAGTGAATTTGATTACGATTTATTACAATTAAAAGGTGATTTCTCTCCCGAAACTTACTATGATGCATTAGAAGAAGCTATAGATGGTGGCTATAAAGTAATAATAATAGATTCAATAACTCCAGAATGGGTAGGGAAGAATGGTTGTCTCGAAATACATAGCAAGATTCCAGGAAATTCTTATACAGCATGGAATAAAGTTACACCTAGACATAATAAATTTATGGATAAAATATTAGACAGTGAAACGCATATATTTGTTACTGTAAAAGGTAAAGATAAATATGTAATGGAAGAAGTAAATGGTAAGCAAGTAATTAAAAAATTAAATTTAGGATATCAACAAAGAGACGACTTAGAATACCTTTTCAGTTTATCTTTGAACATTGAGCAAGATACACATTTGTTCACAGCAGTAAAAGATAATACTCATATATTTGAGGATAGAAATGATATAGCATGTGAAAAAGATGGCGCTAAATTGTTTGAGTGGTCTACAAATGGAGATATAAAAGCAAAATTGAGTGAATTAGCAAAATCCAAGCAAGAAGGAAAAGATAAAATTGCTCAGAGTGAAGAGGCAGAAGTTAAAAAAATACTTGCAGACAAAGTTGAGAAAATAAAAGAACAAAAAGAAGTTCCTAAAACTCTTAAAAATAGTAAAAAAGAAACAGTTAAAGAACCTAAATTACCTGAGTTAAAAGTAGAAATATTAGCTTTATGCAAAGATTTAACTGTAGGTGGCAAAAGAAATGAAGTTGTTTCAATATTAAAAGAATTAGACAATGACAATGCTAACCCAAATAATATAACAGATATTGGAATAGCAAAGACAATATTAGTGGCATTAACGGCATTAAAATAAGCATAAGATACTCAAGCCCATGCTTAATGTATGGGCTTTATTTTAAAAGGTGGTGAATATCACGAAATGCAGATATAAGTATTGCAGAAATGGTGGAAATGTTAATAAAGAAGATGCTATAAAGGAAGGTTCAGCTTATTTTTGTAAAAGTTGTCATAAGGAAAAAACTTTAAAACATGAGATAGAAGAGTATTATATAATAAATATGCCTACTACAGCGATTCAATTGCTTAGAAAAGTAATTAACCAATTATTGAACGATAATAATTATGATGCAGAATATGTATTATTTATATTAAAAAAAATACATAATAATAAATTAAAGATAAATAATCCTTTTGGATTGGGAAGTTACTGTAATGAAGGTAGGAATATTACTGAGTGGAAAACTATTAAAACGAATAAAGAATATCAAACTATTAAGAACGAAATAATACAAAGTAATAAAAAAGAGGAAATTAAATTCACTTATAAAAAAAACAATAAAAAATGGACAGATTTAATATGAGGTGGAATATATGAAGACTGAGGATATTAAAAGATTTGAAAAATTACATAAAATAGATTTACCTAAAGATACGATTAGTGAGACAGGAGTAATAGGGACAATTCTTATGCATCCAGAGTTTATTTACACAAGTGATTATTTAAAACCTAATCAATTCTACAATAGGGAATTAGCTTGTATATATCATATTATTAAAGGCTTTAGTGACAAGGGCTTAAAAGAAATAGATAACTTCTTAATCATTAATGAGATAGAAGGAAATAAAAGCTATAAAAATATAATAAATGAATATAGCAATATATCAAATGATTTATGTGCATGGTTGGATGATTTAAAATTAGTAGGAAGAGTAGATATTGAAAGTTATGAATTAATATCAAAAAAAGTAGTATCAAATGCTTTTAAAAGAGATAGCTATATTAAATTAAGAGAATTAGCAAATGGTGTTCTTGACAGTAAAGAAGATATAAATGCCATTAATTATAAGTTACAAACAGATGTAACGAAATTTGCAGATGATTATATTGTTAATACAAATGTTCAAATTATAGGAGAAAATGTAGACGAATTATGGAATTTGATTTTAAGTAGAAGAAATGATTCTGGATTTGCAGGTATACCTAGTAAATTTAAAGGACTTAATGAATATTTTACATATGAAAATGGGGAACTTGTAGTAATCGGCGGAAGAGCTAAAAGCGGTAAGTCAATGTTTTTCTTGAATGAAGCAATACATAAAGTTGAAAATGGTGTTCCTACTGCGATATTTGATACAGAAATGAGTGACGAAAGATGGATAATTAGATTTTTAGCTTTAAAATCTGGAGTAGAAATAAAAAAAATCAAAAATGGCAATTATACAGCAAATGAAGAGAAATCAGTTTTAGAAGCGAAAGAATGGTTGAAAAATAAACCCTTAGTTCATGTATATGATACTGAATGGACTAAGGATAAAATATACATGACGGCTAAACAATTAAAACAATCAATGGGATTAGCCTTTTTAATTTATGATTATATTAAAGTCGACAATACAAGTGGAGAAAATCTTAAAGAGCATAATGTATTAGGAGATATGACTAACTTCTTAAAAAATAAAGTAGGTGGAGCTTTGGATATACCTGTAATGGCAGGAGGTCAAATGTCACCAAAAGAACAAAGGTTGGCTGATTCGGATAAAATTAATAGATATGCTTCAACAATTGCTTATTGGATACACAAAACAAAAGAAGAAATGATTAATGATGGTACAGATGCAGGAAATTGCAAATTATTTATTGATTACAATAGAAATGGAACTCAGATGGAAGAAGATGAATATTTGAACTTCTCATTTGATGGAGACAAGGCAACTATAGAACAAGCTAAAAAGTTCTTTAATACAGAAAGTAGTAATTTACCATATTAATACTAGGAAGGGGATAAGGTATGGATCTACAACAAATAAAAGTGCATTTAAATGACAATCCTGATTTAATAGTAGCAGTTCTTGAAAAAATAGATTGTCATCACATTAAAATAATAAAAAATAAAAGGGTACAATCAGCATTGCCTTATCCCTCTGACAATCCTACAAGTATAAGTATATTATTAAATGATACTCTAAAGACAAAGATTTACACTAAAAATGATTTCGAAAGTTATGAAATACAAGATATATTTACATTAGTCCAATATATAACAGATTGTTCTCTTCCAGAAGCCGTAGAATTAATTTGTCTTGTATGCAATATAAAACATACACATGATAATAGTAAAAAACTTATTAGCGAATCTTATAATTTTGTAAAGAAATATAAAAGAAGTTTAAGGAATGAAGAATATATTGAGGATGAAGTAATTCTAGATGAGAGTTTTACACAAAGATTTGTTAGAGAAGATTGCGCTTTATTTTTAGATGATGGTGTAGACTCACAAGCTCAAGATAAATTTGGTGTATCTTATGATATTTTAGATAATAGAGTAGTTTTTCCTATAAGAAATGATAATGGTCAATTGTTATCTTTTAAGGGTAGAACTTGTGAGGAAGATTATAAAATTAACGGGATACCCAAATTTATATCTTATTATCCTTGTTATAATAATAATTATTTATTTGGATTATCTGAAAACCATGAAAGCATAATTAAGTCCAACGAAATAATTATAGTAGAAGCAGAGAAGAGTGTTATGCAATTAGATAGTATGGGGATTAATAATTGTGTGGCAATATCTAAAAAAAGCATATCACCTCACCAACTTAATAAGCTTTTTAAATTAGACATAGACACTATAATATTAGCTTTGGATAACGATGTAACAATAGAAGAAATAAAATATATCTGTAACCAATTTAAAAGATTGAAAATACTATATTATATAAAAGATAATTCTAATTTATTAAAAGAAAAAGATAGCCCTTCAGATTGTGGGAAAAAAGTTTTTGAATCATTATTACAAAACAAAATAAAATTTCAGGAGATATAAATATGAGAGAAACATTTTTAGAAAATTTACCAAGATTGAAAAGTTCAAAATTAATTAATTGGAAAGAGAGTATAGGATTTATTATTTTATTTGAATATGATAATATAAAAGGAGAATTAAAAATAATTAAATATGATGCAAATTCTCATTCAGTGACCATAAAGTATTTAGAAGAAATTTTTGTAATAAATTCTTGCAGTCTTTTAAATTGCAACTTAGGAAAAGTAGTAGGAGTGTACACTAAAAATTTTAAAATTAAAATAGGAACAACTTTAAAAAACGGAAAAAAGGACTTGGTTATAACTAACAGAGAACATAGAGATATAATTAATAAATATGGAATCTCAAAAGGTTGGAAATATTATAAATATACTTGTAATAAATGTGGTTGGACAGAGGGGTGGATTGAAGAAAGAAACCTCTTGAATGATATAGGATGTTCGTGTTGTAGAGGGCTTACTGTGGTAAAAGGGATAAATGATGTAGCGACAACGAAACCTTGGATGATAAAATATTTTAAAAATATTGAAGATGTTTATACCCATACTTATTCAAGTACAGAAAAAGTAATTATGAAATGTCCATATTGTGGGCGTGAAAAAAAGATATCGATATATGTGTTAAACTCAGATAAACTTTCTTGTATCTGTTCAGACAAGAACAGTTATCCTCAGAAATTTGTATGTAATATGCTAGAACAATTAAAAGTAATTTTTGAAACAGAGTATTCTCCAAATTGGTGTAAATATGACGTTGAGAACAAACTAAAACAAGGTAGGTATGATTTTTATATTGAAGTAGGTGAGAAAAAATATATTATAGAGTCAGACGGAGAACAACATAAAAACGAAGGTAGCAAAAGTAGTAATTGGAAATCATTGGAAATACAACAAAATATAGATAATTACAAAGATAAATTAGCTATCGAAAACAAGATTAAAGTAATAAGAATAAATTGCGAAGAATCTAATTTAGAATTTATAAAAGATAATATATTAAAATCTAAATTAGTTAAGATATTTGATTTAACCAAAATTAATTGGAACAAGTGTGAGGAATTTGCTTTATCTAATAGAGTAAAAGAGGCTTGTGATTTATGGAATAATGATATAAAAGACACCTTTAAAATAAGTAAGCAAATGCACTTATGTAGAGCGACAATTATAAAGTATTTAAAAAAAGGTAGTAATTTAGGATGGTGTAATTATAATTCTAAAGAAGAAATGATAAAAGTAGGTAAATTATTTGGGAAATCAATTTTATGCACTACAACAGGTAGAATATTTGAAAGTGCCAGTGAATGTTCACGAGTTAGCGAAGATATTTTTGGTATTACCTTATATACTTCGAACATAAGTAGTGTCTGTAGGGGTGAGAACACAAATACAAAAGGGTATCATTTTAAATTTATTTGATGCCCTAAATATGAAGGAGAGTAGTTTATGAAATACGAATTAATGGGTGATAATAATATAAATAATCCAATTAAAACTATAGTAAATAATAGAAATATTGATGAGAGTTTATTTAATATTGATGAACTAGCCATAGAAGACTATAATAATTATGATAATATTGAAGAAGGTATAAAATTATTACTTAAACACATAAACGATAATAATAAAATATCCATGGTTGTAGATTGTGATGTGGATGGGCATACTTCTTTTTCAATTATATACAATTATTTAAAAACAATATTTCCTAATATTAATATTGAGTTATTATTACACTCAGGTAAACAACATGGATTGTCGTCCGATATAATTATAAATGACGATATAAATCTTGTAATTCTAACAGATAGTTCTAGTAATGATTTTAATCAACATCAAGAATTAAAAAGTAGAGGCATAGATGTTCTCGTAATCGACCACCATGAGTGTGATGGTGGATATAGCCCTTATGCGATAGTTATAAATAATCAATTGTCCGACAGGATTAAAAATAAAAATGCAAGTGGAGCATTAGTTTGTTTTAAATTTATAAAAGCCTTGGATGATTATTTATTTGAAAATAAAGCGGACAGATATTGCGATTTAACTATGTGGGGGAATATTGCTGATATGATGGATTTACACGAAAAAGAGACTAGATATTATGTATATCAGGGTATTAAAAATATAAATAACTTATTTTTAAAAGCCTTAATGGAAATAAAGTCATATGAATTAGAAAGCAAATTAAACATTAGCTCTATCGGGTGGACGATTTCACCGTCAGTAAATGGAACAATTAGGAGTGGGACGGATGAAGAAAAACTGAGAATGGCACAGGCATTTATTTCAGATGATTATGAATTTTGTTTAGAAGTTGCAAAGATGTGTAAAAAAGTAAAATCAAGACAAGATACCGCTGTCAAATCCGCTCTAAAGAAAATAGAATTAAAAATTAATATAAAAAAAGAAGATAGATGTATAATACTGAATGTTGGAAAAACTTTAAGTAAGTCACACACAGGCTTAGTTGCAGGTAAAATAGCTTCTAAATATAATCTGCCTACATTGTTATACAGAGAGGTAGACGGGAAAGAGAATTATATAGGTGGTAGTTTTAGAGGGATAAAAAACATCTCAGAAAGTTTAAGAACGGATATATTAAATAGTGGGTTAGTTGTATTTAGTCAAGGTCATGAATTAGCTGGAGGATATCAATTGAACAAAGGTAAATTAGATGACCTGAAAAATTATTTAAACAATTTATATAAGGATAAAGAAATTATAGATTCAAAAGAATACAAAGTAGATTTTATATTAGAAAATAATGAAATTGATGGAAAAATAGTGAATAAACTTTCACAATTAGAGGATGAATTTGGAAATGGAATTGAAATACCACTGATTGCTTTTAAAAATATAGAGTTAAATTTAGATGAAAGTAATAAAAAAGGTAGATTGAACATAGTATTTTACATAAATGATATAAAATTTATTAAAAAATTTGCTACCAATATATTGAAAGGACAGATTATAAATAAATCATTAAGAGTTGATATTATAGGGAAATGTACAATGGACACATATAACAACAGCGGTCAAGTTGAAATTGTAGATATGCAAATAATATAAATAATAAGGGGAAACGATATAATATGATGAAGAAAAATTATACTATAACACATTTACATAGCGATTTATCGAATGGAACTACAAATATAGATAGTATTACTAAATATGAAAAATATATAGACAGAGCAAAAGAACTAGGAATGAAATCTATAGCGTTTACGGAACATGGTAACTTATTTCAATGGAAAAAGAAGAAAGAGTATTGTGAAAAAAACGGTTTAAAATATATACACGGAGTAGAATGCTATATAACTGAAGATTTAGAGAACAAAGTTAGAGATAATTATCATACTTGTTTATATGCTCGTAATTTTGAAGGATTTAAGGAAATTAACAAATTAATATCAAAGGCTAATAATAGAGCTAATTGTATAGTTGTAGAAGGAGAAGAGCAATATTACTATGTACCAAGAATTACTATGTGCGATTTTTTAAATATATCTAACAATATAATAATTTCTTCAGCATGTCTAGGAGGAGTTCTAGGAAAATGTAAAGATGATAATTTAAAACAAATTTATTTAGATTATTTTATTAAAAATAAAGACAGATGTTTTTTAGAGATTCAGCATCACCTTGTAGCAAGTCAAATTTCACATAATAAATATATGTATGATTTACACATGAAATATAATATCCCACTTCTTGTAGCCACCGACACTCACGCATTAAACAAAGAACATTTAAAAGGAAGATTAATTTTACAAAAATCAAAAGGTATATTCTTTGAAAATGAAGAAGGATGGGACTTATCTTTGAAAACTTATGATGAGTTAGTTGAATTACATAAAAAACAAAACGTAATACCTATGGAGGAAATATATGAAGCACTAGAAAATACTAATAGGTTAGCCAATATGGTTGAAGAATATCCGATAGATAAAAGTAATAAATATCCTAAACTATATGAGAATTCCGAAGAGATTTTTAAACAAAAGATAAGAGAGGGAATAATAAGCAGAGGGATAGATAAAAAACCTAATTATCAAGAATATAGAGATAGGATAAACTATGAATATAAAACCATAAAAGCTAATAACTCAATAGATTTCTTTTTATTAGAAGAGGATGTTAAATCTATGTGTAGACAAAATAATATACAATATGGGTATAGTAGAGGTAGTGTTTCAGGTAGTGAAATAGCATATTGTTTATATATTACTGAAGTAGATAGTATAAAGCATAGAATGAATTTTGAAAGATTTATGAACTTAGAACGTGTTAGTTTAGCTGACGTAGATACTGATTATCCACCAGAAAGCAGAAAGACAGTAAAAGATTATCTATTTAATAAAAAAGGATTATATTGTTCAGAAATAATCACGTTCAACACTATAGCTTTAAAAGGAGCAATTAGAGATGTATCTAGAGCCTTAGAAATACCTTTATCAGAAGTAAGCGAAATGTGTGAAAATATTGAGGAAAAAGAAAGTATGTATAGAAAAAAATACACAGAGTTATTTGAATATGTTGATATATTACAGGGTGTAATTGTATCAGTAGGCTCACACCCTTGTGGATTTATTGTCTCTCCTATCCCGTTAGACGAGAGTGTAGGATTGTTTACCTCTTCTACAAGCAAATACCCTATAAGTCAAATAAATATGAAAGAAGTGGACGCTTTAAACTTTGTAAAATTAGATATTCTAGGTTTAGATAATATTCAAATTATAAATGAGGTATGTGAGTTAGCAAATATAGAAAGACTTACCCCAGACAATATGGATGAAGACGATGAAAATGTATGGGATAGTATATCAGGAAACAACTTGGGTATTTTCCAATGGGAATCGACTTTTGCTCATGAATATTATAAAAAATTATTCAGCAAAGAAACAGTAAATAAGATAAAAGCTAAAAATCCTAATTTTAATTATATGGATTTGTTTTCAATAGGCAATGGAGCTATAAGACCAGCTGGAGCTTCGTATCGTACAGAATTATCAGAGGGAATATATAAAAACAATGGACATAAAGCATTAGATGATTTTTTAGCACCAACACTTGGATATTTGGTATATCAGGAGCAGATTATTGAATTTTTACATAGTTTCTGTGGCTTTACTATGGGAGAAGCTGACGTTGTAAGACGTGGGTTCGCAAAGAAAACTGGTACTGAAGCATTTATGCCTCAAATTAAAGAAGGGTTTTACAAGACAATGAAAGAGAAATATGATACACCTCAAGAAGAGTCAGAGAAGATAATAATTGATTTTATAAAAGTAATAGTCGATGCTAGTTCTTATTTGTTTTCTGAAAACCATGCAAAGCCTTATAGCTACATAGGATATGCATGTGCTTGGTTAAGATATTATTATCCATTAGAATTCTTGACAGTAGTTTTAAATATAAATAAAGATAATGAAGAAAAAACAACCAAAGCCGTGAATTATGCTAATGATAAATCAATACAAATATTACCACCACAATTTAAATATTCAAAAGCAAAATATACATATGATAAAAAGGATAATACAATATATAAAGGTGTTGGAAGTATAAAATATTTAAATGATAAAGTGTCAGATGATTTATATAACTTGAGAGATAATGAATATAGCAATTTCTATGAGTTATTGAAAGTAATAAAAAGTGAAACTTCTTGTAACTCAAAACAGTTAGACATACTTATAAAATTAGATTATTTTAAAGATTTTGGTAAATCACAAAAACTATTAACATTTGTTGAGTGCTTCAATATTCTTCAAGGGAAAAAAGCTCCTAAGAAATTAACAACTTCAAAAAAGATTGTAGATAAAAATATAATAGAAATTATTGCTAATAATTCTACCCCAACAGAAGCTACTTATACAAAGTTCGACGGTGAGACATGCTTGACTGAAATATGGAAATACTTACCCAATGAAAGTATAAATCTACAAAATACCATCGTTAATAGAAAGGGTATCTTAGGTTACGTAGATTATAAAGATAAAGAACTAGATAGAAGGTATTCGTTTATAACTGATATTAATCTTAAATATACTCCTGTAGTTCAAGCATATTGTCTTAAAAATGGAATAACATGCAGATGTAAAATAAGTAAGAAGATATGGAATAACCAACCTCTCCAAAATAATCAGATAATATATATCCATTCAATGGAACATAAATTTGGTTATAAGAAAGTTGGAGAAAAGATTGATAAAAAAGGAAATACTAAACCATTATTTGAAACAGATGAAACTAAAATGGAATGGTGGATTAAGGGTTATTCTATTATAGAAAATATTGAGGAGGATTAACATGTTTATAAGACAATATAATGATAAAGAAATAAGTATGATTTTAAATTCAATAGTTTTGCTAATAGATACAAGAGAAAAAGTATACAGTCATATTAAAATATGGTTAAAATCAAACAAAATTGATTTTGAAGTACAAGGATTAAACTTTGGTGATTATTCATTCTATATTCCTAAAAATATAAAGTTAGATATATTAGATGATATTCGTTTTGATAGTGAAATAGTAATGGAGCGGAAAGCCAATGCAGAGGAGATAAGTGGTAATTTAACTAATGGTAGAGATAGATTTAAAAGAGAGTTTGAAAGAGGAAATGGAAAAATAAGATTATTAATTGAAGATAGCAGCTATGCTAATATATCCGAAGGTAAATATAGTACCAAATTAAATCCAAAGTCATTTATAGGCTCATTACATAGCATTCAAGAAGAATATGATGTACCATTCTTTTTTACTAGTAAAGAACACTCAGGAGAATATATATATAACACTTTCAAATATTATCTTCGTAACAAACTAAAGATTAACAATATAATAATATAAATTTAATAAACCTCTTGACATTTAGTATCACTAAGCATATAATCAGACTTGTAGGAAAGTAATTACTAAAAAGGTAATTAAATCTTATGAGTCTTTAAATCTCTATATATTAAATTATAAAAATCACTCTATCTTCATTTTAAACGAAGTTACGTAAAAGATCCTGAAAAGTTTCATAAATTAATTTAGAATCAATACAAATGAATATTTACATATTTGATTGAAATTTCACTTTTCCAGTTTCAAGAATGGGGCTATTGGTGGCTTAGATTTCCAAATAAGTGAATAAATGACCAGTTTTATCGCTTTATTATATTAAGTTAAAAATAATATAAAATATATTTATAAAAAGTATTGACAGATTGGGAATTATTGCATATAATAAGTATATACAGATTAACAATATAAAAATACAAAATAAATTAATTAATAGAAGATGATTAATTTAGAAGATAGTAATAATATATTACATACAATAATATTATAAGAATATAAAGAAGGGTGGTGAATCTATTTATGTCAGCTAAAGCAACAAAAATTACAAACACATATATTTTGACATTAGGATTGAGGTATAATGTTTCAGACGAAAAAGCAATCGGTAAGTATTTTGAATTATCAAGAAAACTATATAATGCTATTCTAGGTCAAACCCTTAAAAGATTAAAGTTAATGGGAGAATCAAAATTATATCAAAATGCAAGAAAAGAAGCTAATAAAAAATTAAAACAAGATATGTTCAAAGATGCAGAAATTGAATATGGATTTAGAGAATATGACATAAGTAAATTTGCTACTGGTTTAATGATAAATGAATATAAAAAATTAGGGAGTCATATAAAAGCTAAATTGGTTAATAGAGCATTTGATACTGCAAACAAAATGAGATTTGGTAAATCAAAAAGAGTTAATTTTATAAGATATGGGGAAATGTTTAGTATTGAAGGTGCTGATAACAGACAGGCAATTAAATATAGAGAAGGATTAATTATATTTAATAAACTTAAGATGCCTATTATAGTTAGAAATAATGATGAATACGCTCAAAGAGCTTTAGAAGATAGAATCAAGTATTGCAGATTTATAAAAAAGATTATAAGAGGTAAAGTTAAGTATTATGTTCAGTTAGTTTTAGAGGGAACACCTCCAACAAAAGTTAACAAAGAAACTGGAGAAGTTAAAGTTACCTTAGGAGAAGGGAATTGTGGGATAGACCATGGGACTCAAACTTCTGCAATATCAAGTAAATATCAAGTTC